GTCTATTTAGGCGGATTATTATTTTAACAAATAAACAATTTATTATGAAAAAACTACCTAAAAAATGGAATTAAAACAATACTTTAATTTATTCTTAGAAACATTTTCAGATTACTGGAATGAAATTAAAATAGCGATATATTTTCTATTTGTTTATTTAAGCTTAGATATTGATGTGGTCAAAGTTTTAATTTGGCTAATGGTTTCTGATACTGTTTTAGGGTCTTTAAAATCTATTTTTGTAACCAAAATGAGATTTAATTTTAATATTTTACTTTTTGGAATTGTTGCTAAATGCGCCATTTTATCCGTTCCTATGATCTTCGCTCTTGCTGCTTTAGGGCTTGGTTATGACTTTAAATTTTTAGTTGAAATGGTAATGAAAATATTAATAATTTCCGAAACAATAAGCGCCATAAATAATGTACTTTCAATAAAAGATAATAATGCAATTGTAAGTACTGATTATATCAGTAAAATGTTACATGCTATACGAGATTTTTTTAAAAGTTATTTAGATAAAATATTAAATTACATAAAAAACAACCAATGAAAACAATTGAGCAAAGATTAGAATTATTAGAAAACAAATTATTAACGCCAAAAGATTTTTCGGTTCGGGAATATCTTAATTACGGAAGTCATTCTGTAGTTACAAAATCGGATAGAGAATTAATTTTGCATGAGTTTGAATTATTATCCGTAGTTGAGCAACAACAAAACTTATCTATCTTATGGGCGTTACAGCCATACAGAACCGACGCTGGTTTTGCTTTCTTTATTACTTGCGGTAAACGTACGTTAAGGCATGAGTTAAGCAAGGATAGGAGCGGAGACAGCGTTCATTTATGGGGAGCGGTAGACATTACCACGCAAGACGAGGATAAAATGATCTATTTATCTAATTTTTTCAAAAATAAATGGATTGGCGGATTTAAGCATTATCAAAGTAAGCATTTTATTCACGCAGATATAGGAACAAACAGAAGATGGTAGTAAAAACAAACAGAAGATGGTAGATCCAAAACCGAGTTACAAAGAAAAAAACGGAACCACAAGAGTAGGCGATAGTCTCAGATGGTTGGTTGAAAAAGGAACTAAAGTTGCTCCAGAGCTTTTACAACTTGCTGGAAGTTTTACAGGAATTAAGGGTTTAGGCGATTTAGTGAATAAAATAAATGATTCACCAGACCTTTCCGAAATGGATAAAAAAATGCTTAATTCACAGGCAGAATTAGATAAAATAGAAATGCAAGAAATTACAAAACGCTGGCAATCGGATATGGAGTCAGATTCTTGGGCTTCAAAAAATATACGTCCCTATGCTACTGCTGGAACTTTAGTTTTTACTTTTATAATTATGATTTTAGATTCTGCAATTAAAAGTTTTAAAGTTGAAGATCATTGGGTTAATCTTTTAGTCACTTTATTATCATTAATGGTGGTTGCCTTATTTGGATCAAGAGGTTATGAAAAGATTAAAGGTGTAGCTGGAAAGTTAAGGTAAATTAGCTATCAAAAAAAATAAAACTATCAAAAAAACTTATGATAAAAAAATAATCGTTAATATTGTAATATGAATTTTCAACTAGCTAAAGAGATTTACGGATTGACGCCATTTTGCGTTGATTCTTTTACGTTACCAGCCATGCTTTCAGTTTTAAGCGATGTAAAGAACGGAATCAAATTTGACACTCTTAAAGATATTAAAAATGATTCTTTTGACATTGTATTTAATAGTGAAGATCGGTTAATTAGGCGGACTTATGAATTAGAAAACCAAGACGAATTTAACGGCGTTGGAATTGTAAAAATAAACGGACCTATTTTAATGGGCGGAGGTGCTTCGACTTTAGGAATGTTAGACGTTTCAAAAAACGTTTTATCGATGGCGAAAGACAACCGCGTTAAAGGATTTATTTTTGACATGGATTCTGGTGGAGGCTCCACAGCTGCGGTTGAAATAATGGTCGACACGATTAACGAGGTTAAAGCAATGGACAAGCCAGTTTACGTTTTAATCTCGAAAGGAGGAACACTAGCCAGTGCGGCTTATGGCATAGCCAGCGCCGCTGATGGTATATACTATCAAAGTGATATGTCAATGGTTGGAAGTTTAGGAACCATGTTACAGACAGAGGGAAGGCAAGCCAATAGCGAAAAGGACGGAGTTAAATATATTAGACTTTATGCCACAAAATCAGTTTTAAAAAATAAGCCAATTGAGGAGGCTTTAAATAATGATAATTATACTTTATTAGTTAATGAGCTTTTAGATCCAGTTAATGAAAGGTTTATTTCTACATTACAGGAAAATAGACCTAAATTAACAAACGAGCAACTTAATGGAAATGCAATATTTGCAAAAGACGACACAGGAGTTTACCTAGATGGAAGATCTACAATGGAGGATTTATTCCAAAAAATAATAACAAACAACAATATTACCAATATTAATTTTAATTCAAAAACAATGACAAAACAGGAACTTAAAAACACGCATCCAGAGCTTTTTAGCGAGGTTCTTGCTATGGGTGTAACTGCTGAATCCGAAAGAGTCCAAAGCTGGTTGGCTCATTCAGAAACTGATTCCAAAGCGGTGATGGAAGGGATTGAAAGCGGCTTGGAGATATCAAATTCTCAACGCGAAAAATTGCTAGTTAAATCTAGCAAAATGAAAACAGTTGAGCAACTAGAAAAAGAATCTAATATAGATTTACAAACTGGGGAATCAACTCTTGATGCTGGACTTTCCGATGAACAAAAGGAACTAAACTCAGCATTTAACTTTAAACTCAAATAAATTATGAGCATAAACGCAACACAAAGAAATGCAACCAACAACCAATCAACGGTTGATTTCGTAAGACAAAATTTATTCCTATATGGCGCTAGATTTGCCAAGGGAGTTTTAGCTAACAACTTAGACCCAGCGGCGTCTCAAAACGCCACAACAGGTCAGTTGGTTGTTAGAGACACCGGTACGGCTGGTCAAGTTGAATTAGCAACTGCAAGTAATTTAGCCGACGTGATAGGTATTACTTTCATGAATGATGAAACTTTAGCCTCAGGTGCAACCGCTGCTATTGATTACGCTATCAGCGGGGATATTGACGGTACTCTTTTACAACTACCAACAAGTGTGACGCTTGATACCGTTGTAGGAAACAAGGCTTTAAGAGACGTATTAAACGATTTAGGATTTGTGATATTCGCAGTCCAAGAACAAACTAAAATAGACAACTAATGGCGATCACAATTCAGAATCACACAAAAACGATTGCCAGTAAGGTAGTCGGAACTTTTGTTGAAGATAAACCAGTTTTAGCAGGATTTTCAGGATTCTTTCCTAGAGAAACAGCAATGACTTTGGAAGTAGATTTAGAGGTTCAACGGGATAACGATAGCATAGCCGTAGACGTTCGAAGATTTACGGAAGGGAATAAAAATAAATTCAGCATTGTTACTGAAAAGAAATTTCAACCTCCATATTTTCGTGAGGAATATGATTTTCAAAGAGATGAAGTTTACATGAGTACTATCGCTTTAGGCGTTGGATTGGAAAATTCAAACGTTAACGCAATTATCGCTCAAAATGCGCTTAAAAATATTCGTAAAATGCGATCTAAAATTGAAAGATCAATTAGAAAGCAGCAAGCGGATGTGATGCAGACTGGAATTGTTGAGCTAATTAATGGTGATTCTATTGATTATAAAAGAAAGGCGGCTTCAATGGTTGATTTAGGGGCTGATGAATACTTTAACAAGGCTACCGCTAATCCTTTAGCTAGTCTAAAAAACGCAGGTACTTTTTTAAGAGACGTTGGAGCAAGTTCTTCAATGACACTTAATATGGTAATGCGTGGAGAAGGTTTAGCCGCTTTATTAACTAATCCAGTTTTTAAAGCCAAAGCTGATAACAGACGTATTAACCGTGCTGATGTACAATCTCCAGAATTTGACAACGTTACTGGTTTTGCTTTTCACGGTCAAGTAGCCGCTGGAGATTTTAATATCAATCTTTGGACTTACAACCAAAAGTACACACAAGCAGACGGAACTACAGCGTATTATTTAGACGCTAACAAAGCGGTTTTTATACCAGATGATTTTATGGCAAAAACAGTTTTTGGAGGATTACCTAACATGGTAGATCGTCAAATAGGTGGCGAAAACGCGTCAATGCCATCTATAACAGAAGCTGAATTTTTGCTTAGAGCTTATTCAGATTCTAAAACGATGAGTTCAACTCTTGAAATCACATCTGCTCCATTGGCAATGCCAATCACAATCGACAGAATTTACACAGCACAGGTACTCGCGTAAAAGCGCAGTAATAAGTATAATTTAATGGCGGTGTAAAAACCGCCTTAATAAAAAAACAGATGAAACAGTATAAAATTAAAACTTTTAAGCATCTTTTGGCAAATAACAAAATTGCCGTAAAGGGCGAAATTGTTAATGAATCAAAATTTGTAAACGTCACAGAGAGCCTTAAAGGAGGTTTTGTTGAAGAGGTAAAAAAAGAGCCAAAGGATCAGAAAAAACCTAAACCAGATAAGAAATAAATAATGAGCGGAAAACTATTAGCAAAAGCCAGAAGGGACGCTAAAAAAATTATGAAGGGCGGATTTGGTGAAAAAATCACTTTAATCCATCCAGTTAGCGGCTTAACTATCGAAACAGATGGTTTAGCCTCTAAACATCATATTAATTTCGATTCTGATGGTTTACCTGTTAATAGTAAAAATGCTCATATTTGTTTAGATGAAGCGGATTTGTTAAGCAAAGATTATAACCCTAGGGATAATAATAATGAAGTAAATCTATTGAATCACTTAGTTAATGTAAAAGATTCAACAGGTAATTTAAGAAATTACGTTATTACCGAAAACTTTCCAGACGAAACTTTAGGAATGATAACTTGTATATTAGGCGATTATGGCACTGATTAACACTATTATTGAACCTTCGGGCGTTGAGCTTATTAAGCATAAGATTGCCGCTATCCTTAAAACGGAATTGGAGAATCAAAAAGTATTACAAGAAGATACTTTTCCGATTAATGTTTTCGTTGATCGAATGGTTCCAATTGATAAGAGCGAAATTTTAGTCATTAATGTAAGATTTGAAAGCTTAAATCCAGAATCTATAAACCAGCATGGCTCGCAAGAAGATGCCACATTTACAATTGATACCTGGGCAGTAGCTAAACAGACTTCGACAAAAAGAGGGGACTTGCTAAGCACGAATCTGAGGGACAAAATCACTTTTCAGATTAAGGCAATTTTGCAAAGTAATTTTTATGTGACATTAGATTTTGTTCCTGGTTTGGTTATGTCATCAAACGTTCAGAATATCGAACCTTATGAGCCAAATAATAATCAAGACGCAAGTTTTGTGAGCATGGCACGGCTTAATCATAATGTTAGATTTTACCAAGATTACAAAGTTTGGGAAGGTGTAGAGATAACAAATAATCTTACAAACGTCAAATTATCCAATACAGAATTAGGATATAAATACGAATTAATTAATTAATTAAAAATAAAAAAAACTATGGCAGCAATTTCAACGGCAGTAGGTTTAGAGCGTAGAGCCAGAGTGGCTGGTTACAGAATCACTAAAGGATTCTTTAACGATACCAGCGCAAATCTAAACCAAATTATTGCAATATTTGGAGAAGCCAACACGGCGAACCAAGGGACTTTAGATACCGTAAAAAAAGAAGTCACCTCGGCTCAAGAAGCTGGAGAGCTTTATGGTTTTGGTAGTCCAATTCATCAAATTTTAAGAATTTTACGTCCCGTAAATTCACCAGGAGTTGCGGGTATTCCTACAGTAGTATTTCCGCAAGAAACCGCAAACGATGCAACCGCTACATCTATAGAATGGACAGTTACAGGTAACGCGACAAAAAACGCAACTCATACCTTAAAAGTAAACGGAAGGGATAATTTAGATTTCCAGACTTATGATTATTCAGTTGTTAAGGATGATACACCAACTCAAATAGCGGCTAAAGTTGTTTTAGCTGTTAACTCGGTTTTAGGTTCTGGATTTACAGCAACTTCAACGGGGGCTGTGGTTACATTTACAACTAAATGGAAAGGAGCGACAAGCAAGGAGGGTAATGTAGTGATAAGCAATGAAGGAGATTCTGCTGGAGTTACTTATTCTCAAACAAACAGGACGGAAGGAGCTGGAACGGTAGATTTACTACCTAGTCTCGCTCAATTTGGATCTACGTGGTATACTTCTATAATTAATCCTTACGTTGATAAGCTGGAAGCTTTTGAACAATTTAATGGTATACCCTATGGAACAACACCAACTGGAAGGTATAATCCGATTGACTTTAAACCTTCTTTAGCTTTTTTCGGTAGCACTTTAGATGATAAGGACGATTTGGTAGCAATAACAGGAGCCACGGATAGAATAAGTCAGGTTACTAACGTGCTTTGCCCAGCTCCAAAATCAGATGGATGCACGTGGGAAGCTGCTTCAAACATGGTTGCAATATTCGCAAGAATAGCTCAAGACACGCCACAGTTAACGGTAAACAATCAAAGTTATCCAGATATGCCAACTCCTAATTCTGGAGATATTGGCGATATGTCCGACTATAATAATAGAGATTTATTAGTCAAAAAAGGATGCTCAACTGTTATTTTGGAAAACGGAGCATATAAGGTTCAGGATTTAGTTACAACCTATCATCCAGAAGGAGAGGTTCCTTTGCAATATGCTTATCCTAGAAACCTAAACATAGATTTTAATGTTAGGGAGGGTTACGGGATTTTAGAAACTCTAAGCGTAAAAGATCACGTTATTATAGCAGATAATCAAGTTTCAGACGCTCAGAGAACTATTAAACCAAGGCAATGGCAAAGTATCTTGTCTGATTACTTTGAAGATTTAGCAACTAGGGCCTTGATTACTGATCCAGAATTTTCAAAAGAAAGTTGTTCAGTTCAAAGGGGAGAATCAAATCCAGATAGGTTTGAAACTTTTTTCAGATACAAAAGAACTGGGATTGCTAGAATAGAATCAACCACAGTGGAGGCTGGATTTTAATTAACCAATACAAAAAACAAAAACAAAATGGCAAAATACACAGGAGGAGACATTATAGAAATAACCTGCAACCACCCGACTTTAGGAAGCTTTAAATTTGCTACTAAATCCAACGAATCTTACACGCTCGATCCAGGTGGTTTTAGATCCAACGATGACGCAAATATGATTACTGGTGGAGGTGAATTTATCGATCAAGTTAATAGGGTCCGCTGGTCTTTTGAAGGGCCTTTGCAAGCTGATTTCATAAGCAATAACGAGCTTTTAAATCTACCAAAATTGGCTGAAAATACAGATTTAGCCACGTGGACTTTTACGCATATTTCTGGAATCACATGGAGAGGTAGAGGAAAGTTTGTTGGAGACATACAAATCGATAGCAACACGGCCCAGTTAACAGCTAAAATCGCTGGAGGTGGTAAGCTAGAGCAACTTTAATAATAACGCATTAGGCTTGCTTAAAAGCAGCATAGAGAGTAAATTAATCAACGGCGGTGTAATAACCGCCATAATATCAAACCAATGAGCAAAGTAAACAAAGAAGTCGCCTTTAAAGATGTAAAAAGTTATTTAGAGAAACATTTAAAAAAAGAATTTAGAAGAGGTAAAATGCCAGATTCTAAAATTTATGATGAATACGAGGACATGATTGAAGCCGTTGAAGATGGCTTGTTAATTATAGATTCAAAAGGAAAAGTTGAATATACCTTAAGATACCCTTTATTTACGGATAAAGAAGATTCCTCTTTGGCTATTAAAAAAGTTGAAATTAGAAGCAGGATTAAAGCTGCGGATAAGCATGTTTTAATGGACGGATTGGAAGTACAAAAAAAGTTAGGAACCTACACTTTGAGAATAATTGCCTATATAACCATGCTTCAAGAAGTGGATATTAAGGAATTAGAAAAGGATGATTTCGACACTTTAAATCAACTTTGCTCGGTTTTTTAGATGGGTGGCTAGCGGCTGCAAACATTGACGACATGATTAAATCGGTAGTTAATGAGCATCACTGGTCGCCTTCTATTATCGATCAAATGTACCTAGATCACCTAGATTATCATGGAATAGGTTATTGGTATGATAATGCAAAAGAAATGCATGATAAAATGAAAAAACCCGGTAAGTAATTACTGGGTTTTTTTTATGATTAGTATTTTACTACTCCTTTTCAAAGAAATCAATCTTTCGATCACCTCCAGAAAGTCTTTTGTACTCTAACTGGTTTAAATTGTTTTTATTGATTTTGTCAGCTACTAAATTAATACTGTTTGCTGAATAGTGAGTAACACTTCCACGTCTTACATCCATCAAAAATTCTGAAAGCATTTTGTTTAAATCGTCTGAATTTTTGACCTCAAAATTTAGGTCTCTTTTGTTGTCGTTTTCTTTTAAATTGTTTTCCATTTGTGAATTGTTTTTGTTTGTTGAATCTTCTTGCATTGTTTCTAGGGTTTTAAAGTTATTTTTTCTAAGTTCTCTTTTTATTAAAATTATTAGCCTTCTCGTTTCTATGACTTGAGGGTTTAAGTGGTTGACTCTTGCTCTTAATGAACTAGCGATATAAGAATCTGTTAGATTTTCTATCGTTTTTCTTTGATTTTCTTTAACTTTTTCAGGATTATTTTTTTTCCATTTTCCAGCAGCTTTCATACATTTTTCAGAATTATTCTTATAGTATTTTTTTTGACGTTTTTTGACTTTTTCAGAATAGTCTTTTTTCCATTTTCTATAAAATTCCTTAACTTTTTCACAATCTCCCTCATTCCGCTTTATATTAACACCGTTTATGCATTGTTTACACTTAGAACCTAAACCATATTTTCCACCTTTTTGACTATGAAAAAACTCCTTAGTTGCTAACATTTCTATTTTACAACCAGTACAAATTTTAGTATTCTCAACATTTGCCGCTTCCATAAGTTTATATTTTTGACAAACATAATAAACAAATAAACCCTATAAACAATAATTAACAAAGTTTTAGTAAAATAATATAAACCCACAAAAACAACTTACCATATATTTTTTTATTATTTTTGTAGCTATGGCCGCAACGATTAAAGCTCCCGTTATATTTACAGCAAATGATAAGCTGAGTCCTACATTAAGACGAATGAGCGCCAACGTGCATGGCTTCGCTTCTAAGGCTTCCGTGGGTATTGCAAGGGTTGAACATCGTTTTAATAGATTATTAAGTCCTATAAGAAGGGCTAGTAGAATGTTAAGCGGTTTTGGTTTGGCTGTTGGGGCATTTGCCGCCTTTAGTATTGTTACGGGAGCGGTTGGAATAATGATTGATTTTGAACAAGCTAACGCCAATGTTGCCTCTGTTTTAGGAACTACGGTAGATAAAACTGTCAAACTCCAACAATCCGCCAAACAATATGGCGCCACAACATCTTTTACAGCCACCGAGGTTGCTGGACTTCAAACGGAATTAGCAAAATTAGGTTTTACTCAAACTGAAATAATTGGAGCAACAGCAGCGACTTTGGATTTAGCCGCTGCTACTAAAACAGAATTACCTCAAGCAGCTAAACAAGTTGGAGCAGCTATAAGAGCCTTTGGACTTAACGCAAAAGATTCCGCTAGGGTTTCAGACGTATTTGCTGCATCTACTTCAAAATCTGGTCTAAATATGGAATTTTTAGACACTGCAATGTCTAAAGTTGCGCCAGTTGCTAAACAATTTGGATTTTCAATTGAAGCGTCTACCGCTCTGCTTGGAAAATTAGCTGATGCAGGTTTTGACGCTTCAACCGCTGCTACATCTACCAGAAGTATTTTATTAAATTTAGCTGATGGAAATGGAAAACTAGCTAAAGCATTAGGCGGTCCAGTTAAATCTCTACCAGATTTAGTTTCTGGATTAAAAAAATTAAAAGCCGAGGGAATAGATTTAGCATCTGCTTTAGAATTAACAGATAAACGATCCGTTGCGGCTTTTGCTACTTTTATGGAAAATGCGGATGCAGCAGAAACTTTAGAAAAAGCTTTGAAAAATTCAGCTAATGCGGCCAGAGATATGGCCGCTAAACAATTAGATACTTTAGGAGGTAGTTTAATTTTATTAAATTCTGCTTATGAAGGTTTGATATTATCAATAGATGATGGAACTGGAGCTTTTGGCGGATTTATTAGAAGGGTTGTCGATATATCAACCGAAATATTAAGTTTGCTAAGTGGAACGGAAGCTCTCAAAAGTACATTAGACGCAAATGAATTAAGCATAAGATCGGCAGCCGAAACGAGTTTATTTTTATTGAAAGCTACGGGATTATTAATTGGATCTTTTGTTATAATTAAAGGATTAATAATTGCTACAAAAATAGCTTTATTTGCTTATAATGTAGTGATGGGAATAAATACCGCAATAACACAAACAAACAAGAGGGCCTTAATACAGAACGCTGTGGCGCAAGGAGCTTACAGAACCGCTATGTTGATAGGAACTGCGGTTACTTGGTTGGCAAATTCGGCTTTTATAGCTTTAGCTATATCTGTAATTGCAGCAACATGGCCAATATTAGCGATTATTGCAGCCGTTCTAGCAGTCGTTTATATATTTCTTTATTGGGATGAAATTGTGGCTTTTTTCGGGAAGCAATTTACTAAATTTACAGAAATGCTAGGAACGGCTTGGGCTACAATTACTAAATTTTTTCAAGAGTTTGATTTTTTAGACTTTTTCAAAGGAATTGGAAACGCATTGATTACTTTCTTCCTGCTTCCTTTAAAATCCATGTTGTTTATTTTATCTCAATTGCCTGGAAAACTTGGATCTTTAGCAAGCGTTGGATTGGACAAGCTCAATGAAATGGAAGCGAATTTTAATTTTGATAGGAATGGAGATGAAAGCGGTGTTTTGCCAAATAGTTCGCAAGCAGCAAGTCAGCAAACTACAGAAACAATAAGAGATAGTAATGTTAGAATTGACGTCAGAGACAAGGGTGGTAATGTGGAGAAAGTCTTTCAAGACGGAACCGCTATACCTATAAGCATGCAGAATACTGTAGGAGTTTTAAACTATGGTAATTAGTTAATTAGTTAATAAAAAAGATAAGCCATGTCAACAAGCAAAAAAAGATAAGCCATGTCAACAAAAGATATAAATTTATTTGAAGGAGGATCTGGAGGGGAAATGAGAATTTTAAATTCTGATTTGCTTATGTCGGAAACTATTTATCAGACTATTTATTTAGCTTTATACGGTGGCAACGTTGAACAAGATACAACGGAAGATGAAAGCGATTTGGAAGAAAATTTTGATTATTGGGGTAACCAATTATTTTATTCTAACAATCCAGATAAATGGTTTAATTCACAAACCGAAAGAGTTTTGTCAACCGTTGCATTAAATGGAGAGGGTAGAAAATTAATAGAAGATGCAGTTAATGCGGATTTGCAATTTCTTAACAATGTAGTTAATTTTGAAGTTGAGGTAAATATTGCCGCTAATAATAAAGCCGAAATAATAATAGCAATATCAGAATTTCAAAATCAAGCTAATCGACAATTAAAAATGGCGTGGGATAATTCAAGAAACGAGTTGATAATTCAAGAGATTATATGAAAACAATAATAGAATTAAAAGAGCAAATATCTAACGACCTTAGAAACCGTTTAAATTTATCGGATGATAAATTAAAGAAAGTTTTGGACGCCTTTTCTGGTGTTTTAGCCGCTCAGTTTAAATTAGCCTATTTAGGGATTGAAGATGCTCAAAGAAACCTTTATCCAGATACGGCGGACACTTTTGAAAATGGCGGATCTCTAAATAGATTAGGCAGTATTTACCTTAATAGAGATATAAGACCAGCCACCTCTGCAATTTATAGGGTAAATGTTACAGGCGTAGAGGATAGCGTTTTAAGGAGTGGATTAACCTTTAAATCAAATATTGATTCATCAAATCCAAATAAATTATATATTTTGGAAAATGAATACACGCTTACAGGCACGGATGATATAATTACTGTGAGATCAATTGGTGGCGGATTGGATTATTTACAAGACAACGGAAATAACTTAACAATCACCGAACCAGTTATTGGTGTAGATAAAACGGTGGTAATAAATAAACCTAGTAGCGGAGCTATTTTTACTGATCCTTTGGCCGCTGAAACAACGCAGGAATTTAGAAATTCTATATTAAACGCAATTCAATTAGAACCACAAGGCGGTTCAAAATCCGATTACAGAATATGGGCTTCCGACGCTGCTGGAGTTCGCTTTGTTTATCCTTACGTAAAAGATGGAGAGGCTGGAACAGTTCAAATATTTGTAGAATCATCTGGAAATGCTGGAGTACCTAGTCAAGCTATTTTAGATGAGGTGGAGGAGGTTATTAATTTTGATCCAGACGAAACTAAACCAACAGCTCAAAGAGCAAGAAGGCCTATACAGGTAAACTTAGAGGTTGTTCCAATTGATCCTGTAGATGTAGAGATAAACATTACAGGATTAGAAGATAGCAGCACATCGGTTAGGGATTCAATTGAGCTTAATTTAATTGAGTTTCTAAAAAATATAAGGCCGTTTGTTGATGGATCAGATCTTCTAAGGAACAAAAACGATATTCTTTATTCCGCCAAACTTCAAGGAGTTGTCAGCGATGTTTTAGATCCAGATAATTTCTTTAATAATTTTAGTATGTTAATAGATGGAGTCAGTCAAACTAGCTTTATTTTTAGCAGGGAAAAAATACCAAACCTTATAAACGTAAATTATTTATAATGGGTAAAATAAATCCAAGAGATCAAAAAACACAACATGGCTCAAATACCCAATTTGGATATAATACTCCTCATAAATATCCAGCAACTTCTGTCCAAACCGAGGATGACATTATAGTAACGGAGCTTACTAATTTAGTTGATGAATTATACCCTACCGGTAGAGCTTTTTATAAACCAAAAGGAGGTACTTTTGATTTGTTGCATGACGCAATTAATTTAAGCTTTTTAAGATTTATAAATGAATACACTAATTTAATAAACGCCAGCATTCCAGATAATGAAAACTTTACAAAAGAAGATGCTTCATTTTTAGAATACAAATATGGATTAACCGATAGAACGGGAAATGATTTAGATTTTAGAAAATCTGCTTTAAGGAGAAAAATTGGTCATCCAAACAATATAAAGGCTAGACAGGGAAGGAGTTTTATAGAGGATCAGTTAAGGCTTTCTGGATTTAATGTTCGAGTTTATGAAAATACACCTACATTTAGTGCGGGCGGTGGCGGTATTAGTATTACTAAGCCGGTTCCGATATACAAAACGCCAGGGGAGGTTAGTGGCTCAGTTGTAGATGCAACTCAGCACGGAGGAGATACTCAACATGGGGAGGGGACTTTTCATGGCGGAGTAACCTTTGAGGTTATTGCAAATAAAATAGATCCTGATGAATCTTATGGAGTTGGTGACAACTTATGGGCCAGCTTTTTTATTGGAGGGGATGAGCTAGGTCAAACCGCTGTAATTTCAGAAAGCAGAAGGCGGGAGTTTAGAGAATTAGTATTAAAATTAAAGCCAGCCCATTTAGCTGCCTATATATTCGTTAACTTTACAAATTCATCACTAGGAACAATACGAAATTAAAAAACAAAGTAGCAACAAACAAAAAATAAAAAAATGGCCAGAAATAAAGCAACCTTGCAAAACATAGACCTTTCAGATCCTTCAAACTATCTAAACGGCAGGATAAAAGATAACACAGGGTCTGGAGATGGAACACCTGTTAACGAAAGAGTTTATGGAGATTTTCATCAGCTAGTCGCGAAGCTTATGAATTTATCTGGATTAAGCTTCAACAATTTACCAGAAAATGAAACAAACGGCTACCAATTTATTGATTCACTAAGAAGTTTAGCCACTAAAAATGATCTAAATTATGAATTAAGTAAATCTGGAAGCGTTTTAACTTTGCCTATTCGATTAGGTAAGGTTACCAATAACGAAATATTCAGAGCAAAAGCAACTTTTGACAAAGGAAGCGAAACTACAATTCGTGGTACTTTAGACAATGCTAATAAGTCAGTAATTTACTTAGGAACTTTTAAACAGGATGAATATGTAAGAATAATTAACACAACGGCCAGCGTGCTAATTATACGAGAGGTAGACGCGTTTAATTTAGGAACAATAGTAGAGGAGCTAAATTACTTAAAAGCGGCTACTCAGACGCAAGAAAACACGGGAACAACCGACGAGTCAGCTACAACGCCTCTAACAAATAAAACAGTATTCACAAAAAGAGTTAATGGCGATGATAGTGATGATTATTTAGCCACAACCGATAGAAATGGCTTATTATCTTCTGAATTTTGGGATATAATTAATGGAATTGGAACGCCAGCTTTAAGAAATAGGGGGCGTTTTGTTTTGGGAGATATTGGCGGAATATCAGTAGGTACTAATTTTGTTTCAAACGGTCAAATAACCGCTAAATGCACAGCTTCTCCTAGTGGAGCCACAGAGGTGGAAATAACATTTACCAACACTATGGACAGCTTAAATTACAGATTAGATTTAAGTGTTGAAAGCTTAGGAACGTTTGATTTTGATAATGATTTTCTTCCAATACCGTTTAAAAAAGTCAGCACTTCGAAAGCTAAAATATACGTTGAAGAAACTACAGATCCTATACAGAACATACAAATTCACGTCGACGTAATACAATTATAAACTACACTCCATGAGAACAATAAGAGATTTACCAATCGTACAGGACGGAAATAATACTTTATTTCCAGATGGACAAATTAAAAACGAAACGGCAACGGATCCAGGCACGCCTGTGGTTCGTGAAATATATGGAGATGTTATAACTAACATTTATAAAATAATAAGAGATGCGGGGCTTGATTTTACAGAAACAGAGGATAGTGAAAGCACTCAATATCAGCTCCTTGACGCTTTAAAAGTTTTCACTAATGAATTAAACGACACTATGCAAGTGTTAACAGTTAATGGATTAAAAGTGTCTATTAATGTTAGCCTTGATAATTTACCAAATAATTATTTTTTTATATGTCAAGTTTCTGATTCTTTGTCTTCTGGAGCCACCTACGAATTAGAAGGCTCTGGAGATAATACCTATAATTTTAGCGTACAATCAAATATAAATTCATCTTCGCAGGTTCTTTTAATTGTTAACAAATTTTCAAATGTTAGGTTGATTGACTTATCAAAGGAAACAGTACAAAACACCATAAGCTTACCCTATAGCGGTCTGTTAAGCTATAATTCAACCAATACTAGCTATTATTTATCCGATGGATTTATTTTAACTAACGGACCTCAATCTACAAACGTTCAACAAGTTATTAGAGTAGATCAAGGCGATAACGACATTTTAATTTATGATGCAGTAATTCATAAAGGAGCTTTAATTTGTTTAGCAAAAACAGACGCCGCCACGGTTTACGATATTTATGTTTTCAACTTGACAAATTTGGAAACCGTAGTAAATAAATTTACAGTAACTCAACAAACATCAACCGATCACGTTCCATATTTATTTGCTGATGATGGATTTATTTACCTAAGTAATAACGGTAATAATACCGCCGATGATTTTAAGGTAAGATCTTATTCTTTTGATTCGGAAACTTTTGAATTTACTCAATCCTCAGATATTACTTTAAATTCTGATTTTCAAAAATCTACAAACTATTTTATAAAGGATTCAAAGTTTTACACTTTTATAGGTGGCAATATTTACAGTTATCCTTTTACTGGAGAAACTAGAAACTTTGAAAAATTTATAAATAATACTAACGGTCAGATTTTTGTTCAAGATTCTAAGATTTATTTTAGAAGTGGATTTATTGGTAATTTGTGGAACATATAAAACATGTTAAAACTAGATGCAGATGAGGTTATTAAATTGACTGTGAAACTTGAAACTCTTCATAGGTCTGCTTTACCTAGTGCGGTTCGTAATACGCTCAACAATGCTGCTTTTGAGACAAAAAAAGAAATCCCAATACAAGGAGCAAAAAGATTTATTACTAGGAGAAAAACGTTTTTAAAGGCTTTTAGCACGGTTGATAAAGCCAATGGGTTTAAGATTAATTCCATGGTGTCTATGGCTGGAATAAATTCTAAAAAAGGAGCTGATATCGCTAATGAATTAGAAAAACAAGAGTTTGGCGGTAATTTAGACACTAGTAGGCTAGTGCCTCACGATGATGCTAGAGTATCAAAAAGCAAGCAAAGAAGGTTGCAAAGTACAAATTGGCTAACTAAATTAGATGCTCACAAAGCGTCTAAGGCTTATAAATCTCATAGAGGAACTAAAAAGTCCAAATTTGTCGCGGCAGTAATGTCAACCGCCGCAAGTGGTAAAAAATACATGCTTTTAGAAAATAAAGGAACGGGCATGATTTACGAGTTAAAAGGATTAAAAAGAAGTAAAGGATCGAGAGGCGCAAGGTTTAAGCTAAAAAAAGTTTTCTATTTAAAAAAAGCTGATAGCGCAAATGTAAATGGTAGAGGTTTTATAAGAGCAGCAAAAACAAAAGCTTCAAAAAAGATAAATATATTCTACAAAAAAAACGCAGAATATCAACTTAAAAAACATTGGAAATAATGGCTTGGAAGGAAAGACTTGAAAACATAAAATTCACTATAAAAACAGGCGATGGATCTGTTTACTATCCACTTTGGCGCGATAGTGTAAAGTCAACAAAACTAAACTTTGCAAAGTATGATTTTATAAATGTTCGCGGTTCTTTTATAGATCGAAAAGAATCTGAATCTGGATCTTTTCCGCTTAATTTTTATTTTACTGGAGAGGATAATTTGAATCAAGCCAAAGCTTTTGAAAACAGCGCAAAAGATAAAAGGTCATGGGTTATAACTCACCCTTTTTATGGTACTTTAAAAGGGCATCCGACTAATATAGAAAGGAACGACAATAGTTTTGGCAATACAGAAATAAACGTTTTATTTTGGGAAAGCATAGCTGATGACTATCCAGAAGATTCTGACTCCATACCCGATGAGGTTGAAGATCGTGTTGTAAGACTTAATAGTTTAGGAATACAAAATTATGTTTCAAAAGCTGAGCCACAAACAGGCGATATAAACGATTTAAAATCATCAATAGAAATTTCGGCGGCTAGATTTGAGCCAGATTCTATTAATTTCAACGAATATATTGCCTTAAAGAATAAAGCTTTAGGAGATTTAAATTTGCTTATTCAGGAAACCGAGGTTGCAATTACAACCGCTCAATTAGTATTAAGTGAGCCAGCAAATTTCATAAGAAATATTAGAAGTAAAATCGATTCAATAAAATCAGCTTACGAGGAAATTAAAAAAACTATTAATCCAGAAAATCGACAAAGTAAATATTATTTCGAAACTCAAGCAGCCGCCTTGCTTGGAAATTTGGCTAAATCTTCGGTTAATCCGTTGCCAAATGATTATATAGTTAGGTCTGATATTGAAAGTGTAAATTCTGAATTGTTTGGTTTGTATAATGATTATTTAGCCACTATTGATGCAAACCAAATTCCTTTAGAAAATATTAATGATGAATATTCGCCAGATATAGATTTACAATCCTCGTTAATTGATTTGGTTACATATACCAGTCAAAGTTTATTTGTTCTAAGTTTTGATGCTCGACAAGAAAGGAGTGTTATTTTAGAAAAGGATAGTAATTTAATAGTGTTAACTCACAGGTTTTTAGGTTTAGCAAGTGATGAAAATTTGGAAACTTTTAAGCGGATTAATAACATGGGTTTAAGTGAAATTTACAGAATAAAAAAAGGTAGATTAATTACTTATTATATTTAGGCTATGATAGATTTAAGATTAGGCGATTGTTTACAAGTAATGAATACTATAGAAAGCGGTTCTATTGATGCAATTATCACAGACCCGCCATACGGAACTACTGATTGTAAATGGGATAGTATTATTGATTTTGAGTTGATGTGGGAACAGTTAAACAGAATTATAAAACCTAACGGTGCAATAGTTTTATTTGGTAGTGAGCCTTTTAGTAGTGCTTTAAGAATGTCAAATATTAAGAACTATAAGTATGATTGGGTTTGGGAAAAATCAACAAGTGCGGGATTTATTCACGCTAAAAATATGCCAATGAAGAGAACTGAAAATATAAGTGTTTTCAGTTTGGGTAGTATGGGGCATAAAACTCAATTAGGAAACAAAAGAATGATTTATAACCCACAAGATTTAATAAAGGTAGATAAAATACACAAAAGACCAAACACAGGATTTGTAAATGTAATAGGTTCAAGACCCTCACATAAGAAAGAATTTAAAGTTGAATATACTAATTATCCTAAAAATATATTAAAATTTCCAAGGGGTAATAATAAAAATGTACACCCAACACAAAAACCTGTACCATTAATGGAATACCTAATAAAAACATATACAAACGAAAACGAAACTGTTTTAGATTTTACTATGGGAAGCGGAACAACTATGCTGGCATGCAAGAATCTAAACCGAAACGGAATCGGAATAGAAAATAATGAAAGTTATTTTAAGATAGCACAGCAAAGAATTAACAAAATAGATACAGAACCTAAAATGTTTTAACATGAAGATAAAAATAGAAAATAAATTTTTTAATCATTTTAGCAATTTAACTCTAAAATTTAATTTAGATACTTTTGCCAGTGTTTTTAGTTTTGATGCTAGATTTGATCCTTTTAACGTTGAGCACCAAAAAATATTTAAGCCGCTAACATATCCAAAGATTGAAATATTTTCAGATAATATGGATTTGCTGCTTACTGGTAATATTGTTAACAATGATTTCGCATCTTCTAAAACGCCACAATTAGTATCTTTTAGCGGTTACACAAAAAGTGGTATTTTAGAAGATGTTACAATTCCAGATAGTGTCTATCCTTTGGAGAAAAATAATCAATCACTATCCGAAATATCAGCTCAATTATTAAAGCCTTTTGAAATAGGTCAATTAATCGAAAGAAATGTTTCCAATAAAATGAATTTGGTTTACGAGAAGGCGGTGGCTCAACCAACTCAATCTGTAGCATCTTTTTTAACTCAATTAGCAAGTCAAAGAAATATAGTTATTGGTCACACGAAAAAAGGAGATGTTTATTATTTTAAAGCTTTTATAGGCTCAAATCCTGTAAGGTCTTATGATAGTTCAAATTTATTATCTAGCAAAATGGCTATTAATGGAAGGGCTTTTCATAGCGATATAACAGTAAGACGTCAACCTAGCGATGAAAATGTTGGAGTCAGTACGGTTGATGGCGTAAAAAATCCAAACGTTGAGCAAATAAGGAGCGTTTGTAAGATACTTTCCAGTGGAGATGATACTAGCACTATACAGGCAGCTCAAAACGTATTAGCAGCAGAATTAAGAGGTATTCAGCTAGCTTTAGAATTGCCAAAAATAGATTATGAATTATTATGCGGTCAAATAATCGAATTTATAAATCCAGAATTATTCATCTATAAAAAACAAAAGTTTGTAATTAATGAAATAATTTATAAAGAAGATAGCGGAGCGGATACAATGACAATTAATTGTTTAACACCTGAGGCATTTACCGGGGGAATACCTACAAATATTTTTGAGATACAATAAAACACAAAGGAAAAATGATAACATTTAGCAAGGTAAGGGATTTTGTAATTGAAAACGGAAAGCGTATTTTAAAGGTGCAGGAGTACGGAGTAAAAACCGCTAAGGTTGCATCTAATTATGGGGATGATTCACAGCCTTTAAAAAACATGACCGCCATATACTCTCCTACAGCCGTTAACTCCGAGCCAGTTATAATAGGGTATATAAACACTAATCAAGTAGCAAAAGAGGGCGAGAAACGCATATTTTCGCAATCTATAGATGGTTCAATAAGTTTTGCAATTCATTTAAAAACAAATGGAACATGCGAGATAGGTGGAGCCGTTGACAATGCGGTTAGGTTTAGTGCTTTACAGAGTTCTTTGGATTCGTCAGACGGACTTCTTAACGTTGAATTAGTAAAAATAAAAGCGCTGTTTGCTGGTTTAGGTCTTACTTATGAGCACACTCCTGTTAATACCAATATAAGCAGCTCAAAAATAGATCAAATAAAAACTCCTTAACTTGATAGCTAAGGAGTTTTTGCAATAACCTAAAAAAAATAATCATGAAAAATATAAGAAGCGTTACAAATATAGTTTAATTAGTTGATTATTTTGTTGGTTTCATGAGTTTTTATTTTTTAGTAATATAAACTTTTGTCAATCTACGTTCAAAAGTATCTCTTAAGGATTCAAGTTTGTTAATACTTGATTCAGAAATTAAAGAAAATTTATTTTTAGCCTTAATTAATGATTCTGTGATTTCGTTTATTAAAAATTCTAGAAACTCAATCTTTTCGTTAAAATCTTTTTTTTCAAATTCAAAGGTAAAACGTTGGGTTAAATTGTTGTAGAGTTCTTTAAATTCAGGCTCAAACTCCTTAGTTAACTTAATTTGTTTTTCTATACTTTCAATATTATTACTTTCCTTAGTGTAGTTAATAGCTTTTTCTATAAAAAAATCTACTTCTTTGGTTTTTATTTCTTTTTTCATGGCTTTATTTTATTAAAAGGGCGGTTAAGCCCCGTTTATTTTATTTAGCGTTTATTGTATTGGCTATATCTTTTGAAATTTCTCTCCAATTTGCGTTTGAAAAAAATATAGTTGATTTTCCGAATTTTGAATTATAGTCAATTTTTTGATCTAATATTTGAAACGTGCTGTAAATTGCTTCATATATTTCTGGATCTGTTTTTAAGTTTTGAATTTTTGGATTAATTACTTGCTCTACTTTTTTAATTGTAATTTTCATGATTTGGGTGTTAAAGGGGCGGTTAAGCCCCGGTTGGTTTTTAGTTGTATAATTTGTAAAAATCTTTTTCTATTATTAAATTTTTAAGACCTTGCAAAACTTTTACTTGAACTCTTTGATTTTTTTCATAAACATATACATGAACTTCTTTTTTCCCTTTTGTTTTAGTTGTTTTACCTTCAAAAACATTTATTCCGTTTGATATTCTTGCAAAATTTATAGATGTTTCTTTATGTCCTTCTATTTTAATTTTTAATGTTTTTGTAGTAGTTGTCATGGTATGTTTGTTTTAAGTACACTACAAATATATAATACTTATAAGCTTTAAAAACTATAGTTAACAAAACTTTAAGAATTATAATATCTACCAAATATAAATCCTGCTATCATTACTATAATTATTACAATGATTACAATAATTGTTACATCTCTAACCAATTTATTAAACATTTTTTATTTTTTAAATTAAAATTTTCCTCTACAAAAGCCTATAGCTCTCTGAGTTGTGCCACTACTCCAATGGTCATAGTTGGCAAAATCCCTAAGCTCCTTTTCACCGCCTCTTAACCATAGTTGACGCCAAAGCCATGCGCTTGTATGCTCTTTAATTTGCCTGTAGGTTTTAAGCTCATAATGATTCATTAATTTGAAGCTCTTTACTTTTATACTTACTCCATTGGCGTCTTTTATTTCAGCCAATTGCAAATCGATTTCTTTGGCTGGATCTGGTTCTGGATATTTAAATCCACAAAAAGGGCACAAACTAACCGATGCCATAATTAATCTTTTGCATCCCTTTTTAACTTCGCCAGATCCAGTAATTGGCTTAGATTTTGAAGTAATACCACACTCCTTTAAAGGAGGAACTCCACTACCTCCTTTTTTCTCCTCATGCCAAAGTCCCCACTCCTTATTTGATTCATAGGTTCCTAATCTTTGAGCGTTTCCTCCAAAATCAAATAAAGTAAAATTTAATTTATCCCTAAAGACACGAGATCCACGGCCAATCATCTGCAAGTATAAAGTCATTGATTTAGTAGCTCTGTTTAATGCCACTACTTCAATACTAGGTTCATCAAATCCTTTCGTTAGCATATCAACGTTCACCAAAATAGCGGATGGAGTTTCTTTAAACCACTTTAAAACAGATTTGCGGCCTCCGCTATAATTTTCATAGTTTTCTTTGTAAAATTCATAAGCTTTTACGCTTTCTTTATATTTCTGAATTTTACCCTCAGTACATCCTATTTCTGGTTCTTTTGGTTTCGCTCTACTGCTACTCACAAATTTAACAGGATAACCTTTTTTAGCCAATTCAATAGCTGTTTTTATAGCGTGATCTACATTACAGCAAAAAACTAACATCTTTTGACCTGGAGTGTATTTTTCGTAATTTTTAACCAATCCAGCATAAAGATTTGGTTTGTCAAACTGTTTAGCCATTGAGCTGTAATTATAGTCATTGGTCTGTGAATTAACGCTTACATT